AAAATAGGGGGACTCAGACTACCGGCGGTACCAGAGTCCGCCGAGTTTTATTAAAGAACATCTGGGGTCAGTTTGTCTTCTCGGACCTCGATGAAGACTGGGAGGAACATGGACTTGGCCTTGGTCTTCTTGTCCGTGATCAGCGCGTTGTACTTGATGGCCACAATCTTGCCTATGTACTCCGAGGGGGGCTTGGAGCGGTCCTCGTCACTCAGGCCCGTACCGACCGCCGTGCTGACGGTGCCATCCTTGGACTCGACGAGCAGAGAGCCTATTTTACCCTCATATTTGCCCGCACCGAGAAGGATACCAGTGACCTTGAGGTCCGCCTCGAGCTCGGCCTTCATCTTGACTTGGTGCTTGACCCGCTTATCCTCCCATGGCCCCTTGGGGTCCTTGAGTACCAGACCCTCCTCGCCCTCGGCCAGCTTTTGCCGGTACAGCATCAGAGCTTCCTCCATCGAATTCACCGTGGAAATAGGGGCGACTCGGATCCTACCAGCTTGGGCGGGGTGGAGCATTAGATGGCGTTCCCTGTATCCCGTGGAGCACTTGCCGGCTCGGAAGCTCGTGAGCGGGATAATGTCCCAGACAACCGCTCGGATCTGTTGGGCCAGCTCCTTGGTTCCCGTCCCCCTCTGGAACTTGGTCAGGAGCCCGTTACCCGTCTTGCGGTCCATAGGCGTCCCGTCGGGGCCAGCCATGAGCAGCTCACCATCCAACACAAAGTCCTCGCCAGCCGTGAGGTTGAGCACGTCAGCATCAAGCACACCGAACAGGTCGAGCTCCTTGCCGACCCGAGACCGGTACGTGACCTTGCCGTTTTCCACAACAGCATTGAACCGCATACCGTCGCACTTGGTTTGGGCCAAGCATGGGAAAGCAATCTCGCCCGTGCTTACAAGCATACACGGCCACGAGAGCTGGAGGTCGGGCCAGATCTTCTGGACCGTGGACTCACTCACACCGCACCGCAGGTTCCGGCCGATGACGCGGCGAACCACCTCTTGATCCGCCCCTTCGAGGGCGCCGAGCGCCGCAGCCAGACGTTCACGTGCCGCAGTGCCACGGATAACACGCCCAGCCAAGCTCACCTCGAGCATCTCAAAGGTGGTCTCGAGGTCGGTCATTGGCCAGACGCGATTCTCGGCGAGTTCGGGAATCGTCTTGATGTAAAAGTTGATGCTTGGGTCAAGGGCCAGACGGAAGGCAGCCTTGAGCAGTTGGTTGCCCTTATTTTCGTTCAAAATTCGCTCCTTCTCGAGACGGCTGGAGGTCGCCTCGAGACGGCTGAGGATGGAGAGTACGGAAGCCATGTTGTTTTTTGGTGAAGAGTCTGTAGAACTTGGAGTCTTGGCTAGAACAGGACACGTTTTTATAGGTCACGGAAGCATGGGCACGACTGACACCTCCTAAACCGAGGGCACAGGGTCTCGACAATGAGCCACGGGATCCGACCACCACGGACGTAAAAGTATCTGAACATTATCTACTATACGTCGAGAGTCTTTAGTCGAAAATCTTATAGGAGCACTGAAGTGAATCATCTGCATCTATAGCTCGACGCTCGTTTCCGTACACTTTTATCATGTCTGGGAGTTCATGCTTGGGTTGGTCGCATAACCATTTCACAGAGTTTTCTGGATCCCAGTTATTTTCAGTTGAGTGTTTGAAAGGTCCATCATCGGATTTAATGACGTAAATTTCACTTTTAATTTCTTCGGGTGTCATCATTGTTTGCATTACAACCTGTGCAGAGAGATACACATTCAGGTAATCTGGTTGAGGTATGTTTTGTATATCAACACCCCGAGATGTAACGTTGTCCTTGTAGTCAGTCTCTTTTTTGAGAGTATTCATGACCCCTAATTCGTCCCTCCATTTTGATACAAAATCACACCCTTGTGTACACGCAAAGAACCAACTCTCTATTACTGGGTACTCGGGGTTGGTCGTCGCCCCCTCGCGGTAGTACCCTATGAATTCGACGCCCCTCTTCTTCTGCTCGTCAATGACCCATTCGAATGAAGTTTGTGGGACGACGGATGCGTCACACCACACGCCCCCATACTTGGGAAGGACATGGAGACGGACAAAGTCAGATTGGCGTGGTTTTGTATCTGCGAATTTAAATTTGAAAATATCAACATCTGGGAGGTACTCTCTCAGGTTCTCGGGATGGAGGATGTTTATTTTCCATCCAAAATTCATTTGCTTCATCTTGTCGACGGACTTTTGGATAAACTCTGGAAGTTGGTCAGAGTCCCAATACGTCCATATTGTTTTGGGAATTTCTTTGAGAGTGAAACGATCCTGTTGTCTGGCCCATACAAGCCAAAGAACAAGAACTACTAGGACTGCCACTATGACGAGCCACATCTAATTTTATGTTAGATTAAAAACTTGGCGAAAATGCTTTCAGGGTGAGGATTCAGCCAATTTCGAGTTTCCAATTCTTTACGATCATTACCCACGAGTTTTACGAGTTTATTCACACCCTCTGCGGGCCATGGGCCAGTGAGGTCGTCTATGACATACGTGTGGTTCCACCGATGCTTGGTCTGGTAAAGAATCGGGCCACTCTCACCGGGTATGCCCGTCACGATACTCCCATCCACGCCGTCTATTTTTATGATTTTCTGAATTGCAATATAAATTGTAAAGTACCCAAGCAAACCTTTGAACATGTGTTGAAGTAAATCATTCACCTTGTCACTTCCATAAGTCTTTTTCAGGTGTTCTACATATTCGTATCCATTATTCTTGAATGATTTACATGCAAAATCAAACTCATTGAAGAGAGCCGTTATGAATTTTCCGTTTGGAATTGATGCCATGAACCAACTCTCGTACATGGGCGAGTCCCCTTTCTTCGTCATGGCTTCTTGATAAAACAGGAGCGCCTCGCCGTTTCCTTGGACCCAGTCCAGTGATTCAGTGAGTATAATTGACGCATCGAGCCAGATGCCCCCATGTGTTTTTAGACGTTCAACGCGGAGCCAGTCCGATTGGCGTTGAGGTGTGAGGTCTTTATATTCATCTGGGACGTCCGTCTTGTTCAAGAGTTTTACTTCATAGTCTGGACACATGCGTTTCCAATTGTCTATACACTTTTGAGTCAAAAGAGGAACTTTGGGATCGTCCCAATATGTCCATATGATTTTGGGTATTTCTTCTTGAAAATTTGAACTGACTCTATTTATGAGTAAAATTAGAACAATGACGGTGAGTATCAAAATGGCCACCACCCACATTCCTACTAGTACATATGAAAATTTGGGCCGATGTGTGGGACGGCGCACTTGGTGTATCTCACCGAAATCTTGGTGAGGGTCATGTTGACGTGGTTCTGGAGCTCGAGGAGTGACGTGCACAAGGTGTCCACCTCCTTGTCATGCACAAAAGCCTGAAACAAATCATTCAGAACCGCCAACAGCATCTCCATAACCTGCCTGATATCCGTCTTGCGCTGTCTCGCCTTTTCACGCTGCTGAATTTTGGACTTGAATATGTCGTTTGATATGTCACCAATCATAAACTTGATTCGAAGGTCCCTATTGTCTTCGATACGGTTTGTATCGTACCGAGGGATAATAGCCCACTGGCAATGACCATGGGCCCTATGTGCGTTTGAAATGAGGGCGTATCGAGTATCGCCTCGAGATATGGAACGGAGACTTGTGAGCACAGCGACATAGTCGGGAAACCCGCCACACGGCACGTCGCCCGGGTTGCGCGCCAAGGTCCCCTGAGCGCGCATGTACTCGTAATAGTGTGGATTGTGCACCGTCCCCGTCTCGATCCGACCTGTGCGCCAGCTGAAGGCCGTGTGACACTGTGTACAATACATCTGATCACACCCGTTAATCTTGAAGATCATGGCGGCGCACTTGGGACAGTTGCGTGAATCTTTGGCCAAGAGCTGGGCCGTCGCCACGTTATTCGGATCGCACGTATGTTCAGAGTCCTTGTTCAGCCCCTTGACCTCGTGACACTCCGAGCACGCCCAATTATCGCACATACCACACTTCCAAACCGTACTCAGGAACCCCTTGCAGTCTTGGTGCGGACACGCCCGAACAAACTGGCGCTTCTCGTGCTCAACTTGGCCCCCGTGAAGACGATTCATCAATTGAATCTTGTACCATTCGAGGTGGTCTATGTCAGTCTGAATATTAGATACCACTTTGCGCTTTTCTTGGGCCAACCTGTGACGAATGATGCTCGCCTCAAACTCCGTGGATACCCCGTGTTCAACAGCCAAGGGGGCGAGTTTTAGACCGGCCGTACGGCCCCAGTCTTCTTGGGCTTGATTTCTACGACCTGTGAGCTCCTCAATTTGAGGGTTCAAAGATCGAATCCTCCTCTCGAGCTCGACATAGGGCTGGGTCGCGGGCATCAGACTGCGTTCGCGCTCAAACAAAAGGTCCTCGCGGCGTTGCTTATACGTTTTGGAAACGAACTTCTGAGTAAAATTATCCACAAGGGCCTCGCGGGTCCATCCCTTACGACAGCTCATACAATGTGCATCCTCCGTAGTGTCGCAGAGGTAGCGCTCGTGACACGTGACGCACGCACCAAACGGACAAAAGGGACAGGTGACGCGTGCGTGGCTCGACTTGTTGAATGGTTCGCAACACACGTCACAGGACATGCTCTACTTGCTTTTTACGGGCGGTTTTTGTTTAAGTGGGTCCTTGACCCGAACCTTGATACCGTGCTTGGAGACGATGGTGAG